CAAAAGGCACAGTGGAAAATTTCCCTGGCTTTAACAAGTTGCAAGGAGTGCGGAAGCTAGGGGAGAACCAGTGGGCTTGTCAGTGTCCAGCGCATGAGGATTCCGATCCGAGCTTTTATATCAAGAGGGCAGAGGATCGATGGCTAGTGCATTGCCATGCTGGTTGCACGTTGGATGAGATCTGTGCAGCCCTTGGGATCAATAAAAGTGAGCTTTGGTTTGACGGTCGCAATGGACCGTCAAAACCAAAAGACAATATAGATTGGGAGTTAGAGGAAACCATTGTTTTTATCGGAGAACACAGCATTGAGCGACCAACAGGAAGAGATTGGGAGCGATACACAAGAGCAAAATTATTACTCGCCAGGAGAGGGTTACATCAGTCTCCACAGACAGATACGAAAACATTGGGTGTACGAAAACCCAGAGTATCTAAAGATTTGGATTGAGTTTTTGTTGTTGGCATCGTTTAAAAATCACGAATCAATATTTAATGAAGAGTTAGTTAATTTGAAGCGAGGGCAGTTCATTTACGGACGCGATTCCTTCAGCAAACGATTAGGCATTTCTCCCTACCGTTTGCGTAAATTCATTTCTATGGCAAAAACGTGCAACATGATTCGCCAGGTCAGAAGGCCAAAATATTCAATAATAACAATAACTAATTACAATCCTTTTCAAAAGTCGCCAGCAAAATCGCCAACAAGCCGCCAGCAAGCCGCCAGCAACCCGCCACATCATAATAAAGGGAATAAAGGTAATAAGGTAAATAATAAATCTGGATTGATGAAATATGACGAGAGTTTTGGCATATGAGTTTTGAAAAAGTTGATGTTACTGAGTTTACAAATGCCGAGCTGCAAGAGGCCATGTCAGTGGCCTCATCGCAGCGGATTAGTTCGTTTGAAGATATTGCTGAACGAGTTCATCATCGTATCGAAAATCCCAGGAGCACTTCGGGCTTTACCTTACCCTGGGGCAAGACCGTGGATCTTGTCAGGCTCAGAGAAAAAGAATTATCCCTGGTTGCAGGGTTAGCTGGTCACCGAAAAACTACTTTGATTAGTCAGGTCTTGTTATGGCTCTCGCAACAAACCAAAGTAGGGTTAGCCTCCTTTGAAATGGACCTTGAAGATGTAGCCGAGATAATGATCTGGCAAGCAGCTGCATCTGGATCCGCACCGTCAAAACAATTTGTGAATCACTTCTTAGACTATACCAAGGGCAAAATCTACGGTTTTGATTATCGTGGGACTGTGGCACCACTCATGGCCCTGGGCATTATTCGGGCAATGGCAGAGAAGGGCTGTAAAGTTATCTGTCTCGATTCGTTAATGATGTGTGGAATTAATAATGACCTGGATGCAGAGAGAGAGTTTGTCTCTGCCCTTACTGGTCTTGCTAGATCTCTTGATGTGCATGTGATGTTAGTTCATCACGCTCTGGAAAAGAAAAACGATGGAGAGGCTCAGATTCCTCAACGGCAGACTATTCGAGGTAATGGAGCTATTGTGGATCTATGCTCCACTGTTTTTCTTGTTTGGTTGAACAAGAAAAAGATGGAGATTATGCAGAAGCAAGAAAATTACCCAGAGCCACTTGAAGAGAAAGAGGCTGAATATCTAGAAACCCATTGCTGTCAAAAATTGATTGTCGCAAAGCAGCGGTATCACCCCTTTGAAGGTTCGATCAATCTCTGGTCGCATCCAAGTAGACAAATGCTATCGCACAAGGGTGCCAACTCTGTTGCATTGGATTTTGGAAAATGAAGCAGCATCAATTCTGGATAGTAAAAGATGATAACTCGCTTGCTTATTGCAAGAAAAAGTTAGAAGAGTTGTATGCTGAAAATGGTTATGTCGAGGTTGAATGGACCACGGCAAAGACGAGGACGCAACGCCAGAATAGGGCGTTGCATGTCTATCTAAGAGAGCTTGCTTTAACTTTAAATGAGAAAGGGCTTGATTGCTCGATGGTGCTTAAAGATGGTGTTACTGCGATTAAGTGGACGGATCATTTAGTTAAAGAACATATTTGGAGAGTCGTGCAGGAGGCGCAGACAGAAAAGAAATCGACCAGGGACTTAGACAGGTCTGAGCTTAGTATGATCTACGACATCATCAACAGACATTTAGGAGAAAAATTCGGAGTTCACGTTCCGTTTCCAGAAAGATGAAATTTTTAATAGAACTTGATGAGGCTGACGCAGAACGATTTTTAGAGTTGCTTGAGAGACTCGAAAATACTTTGGAGGCGTTGGAAGAACATGCCCAGACGTTGCAAGATGTGCAGAGCGAAAGTGGGGAACGGAGCGATAATAAGTAACCTTGTTGCTTTATGTTCCTGGGATTGTTTTAAGAAATATCAAAAATCGCATTACGCAAAGCAAGTGCATGACAAAGTTATGCGAAAGGATAGGGCAGACCGTAAAGAGAGACTGAAAACTTATAACGATTATGTCAAAGAAGCGCAGAAAGAATTTAATCACTACATCCGAGTCAGGGATAAAAACAAACCTTGTATTAGCTGCGGAACAGAACAGATGTCGGCAAAACGAGGAGGGGCTTTCGATGCTGGGCATTATCGCAGTCGAGGTTCAAGCCCAGCCCACAGATTTCATCTTTTCAATTGCGTAGGGCAATGCAAAAAATGCAATCGGTGGTTAAGCGGTGCGGTAGCTGATATGCGGATCGGTTTGATTAAACGGTTTGGTATCGAGCGGATCGAGGCGCTAGAAAATGACAACAAGGTCAGGAAGTTTACAGGTACTGAGCTGCAAAGAATTAAAAAGATATTTTCCAAGAAACGTAGGCTCTATGAGAAAAAGTTCAGATGATTGAGTACAAAAATAAATTTATCCACATAAAGATTCGGGAGCCAGATAATGCCGATGAGCGAAAACTTTTTTATGAGGATTTTGAAAGTGCTACAAGGCTTTGGGCAGCACTGGAGAACGTCACTTTACAACAACGAATGGAGGAGGAGGACATCAAATATGTACACATATTCGGCAAAGGTAAAACGAGTCATTGATGGCGATTCTGTCGTTTTTGATTGGGTGGATTTGGGGCTACATACTTTTGTTCATGATGAGTCATGTCGCTTACTGGGAGTTGATACGGCTGAAAAACGAGGGGGAGCAAAAGAAACAAAAGCCCTTGGATTGCTTGCCACAGAGTTCGTGCAAGAAAGATTGCCAGTTGGAAAAGAAGTCATCATAAAAACGGAGCTAGATCGTGCCGGTAAATTCGGCAGGATTCTAGCGACCATCTATCACCAGGGACTGAGTAAGAAATCATTAAACAAGTTGTTGCTTGAAAGAAAATTGGCGGTGCCTTATCACGGTCAATCCAAGAGTGAGTTGTTACCGCTGCATATGGCTAATTATAAACATTGGCAGAAAACGATAGAGAAAAGACAGTGAATAAGTTTGAAACGCTGAAAGCGCACATTTTACCGCTTTCAAAAGCAGACGAATTTTATGACGCAAAGAATGAGTGGAAGTTGATTGATATATACGTGGATGATGAATTTGATCATTGCCCCTGTGGGCAAAAGATCAAAGAGATCTGCATTATTAAAAATGTTTTGAATAAAAATAAAACTTATGTGGGGAACGTATGCATTAAGCAGTTTTTAGAGATTGACACTGGCAATGCGTTTCAAGGCTTGAGAAAAATCATTACTGACAGGGGAGCTAACTGTAATCATGATTTAATCGTTCATGCCTACCAGTTTGGCTATATCTATGACAATGAGTACAAGTTCTTAATGGATACGGTGTTAAAACGGTCTTTATCGTTTAAACAGAAAGAGTGGAAGCGAAAAATCAATAATAGGATAGTTAGGCAGACGGTAGTCAAAAAAAAGCCCCCAAAAGAGTCTGAGGGCTTCGATTTATAACGAACGGTTATTAAATGTGTCTGCCGTTAATCGTTAACGGTATTCCCTGGTATTTACAGTATCCAACAATCGCATAAAAGCCTGTTAAGCCATTTTTTGGATAACCCACTTCGTTAATTTCGACAGAAATATCATAGCGTGTGTCTTTGCAATCCTCTCCATGTATTTTCTTGTAATAAAAATAAAGCCAGTAATCATTTTCAGCCATGCCATCTGGCTGGATTGATATCCAACATATTTGTCCATCGCTATATGTTGTCGCTGGATCGCCTGACAGATTGGTTAAATCAGATATCGTTGCAGTAAATCTTGCGTCATCGATTAATTCTTTTTCTTTAATCAGGTGCATGCGTGTTGTCCTCTTTGTCTTTGATTGCATGGTAGCCAGATCGACCGAAATCAATCGCTTGCGCGATTAGGTTGTGAGCAGTCCTACTGTCCTCGCATGAATTCATTGCCAGGACCGTTGCGAATTCGATCATTGTGTGGACCAGTTCCTCTGGTTGTCCTCCAGCATCTGCAAAATTCCTTGCAGCCGCGGTTAGATCATCCCAGGCGTTCTCTCTTATTGTTTGTTCTTTCATTTGCGTATTTCCTCTTTAGTTGAAGTGGTTATATTAATTCTCTTACATCATGCCTTAGAGCAATGCGTATCTCACCGAGATCTATTATTGTTATTGGATCTCGTTGATGCCCTTTACGCGGCTGGGCCTTGTCCCAGCCGATGTAATTGAAGTCATCTAACTTGCCTTTAAAAAACTTGCCACGTTCAGCCCAGGCTGCGCTGTTGTTTTTAAAATCTTCTAAAGTATCCCTCGTTTCTACTGTTGTATAAACGAAATCACCATAGGCTGCATCGTAAACCTCTGAGTTAGTTGCCTTATCAAGTTTTTGTAAAATATCAGTTGGTATTGTCATTTGCGTATTTCCTCTTAGTTGTCTTGTTGTTCTAGTTGGTCTTGTATCAAGTTACGGCAAGTTGCTACAACCATCGCTAAAGTCATTGATGGTTGATCTACTCCGCAAGCGGTTAGGTAGTCCAGCATTTGGTCGAAGTTGTCATAGCCTCTTATCCAGGGGCGCTTGTTGTCTTCAGTTAGTTGCTTGCCTACTCTGTAATGTATTAGATCTATTTGATTATTGCTCATAGTATAACCTTTAATAATATGATTGAAGGGGGGCCGTAAAGCCCCCCTGATTGATTAGTATTCGCTGGGCAGCATGAAAGTGTACGCCGTGCCGTTATGCACTGCCCACAGTTTGAACTGGTCCAGGGGGAAGTCTGAAAAATTTAATTTCTTACAGGCTATTTGTTCCCCATCTCCGTTATCGATCCGAATATAGGTTCTAGACTCCTGGTCTACAAAGATTTCAATACTGGCGAAATGCTCACCAGTATTTTTCAGTGATAGGTCTAATTCATCAAATAGCCAATAGGCGCCGGCATTATCTGCCACGTATTTTGCGCCTTGGGTTAAAACTGATTTAGATAAAACAGACCATTTGTGAAACGTATCGGATCCAGTGAACATGCCTAGATCCTGGTGTGTTAACTTTTTCATATTTGCGTATTACCTCAAAAGTTAGTTATTTAACGGATTTGATTAGGTTATTTTCCATTGTTACTTGGGCGTAGAATTCGCGTCCTAGTCCAGTTATGTGGGGCCGATTAGAACCAGTTATAATTCCATTAGAAACGTATTCAGTGCCTACAATTGCAGTTTCTAAATAATTTAATTTTTGTCCTATGTTGCCTTTTAGTTCTTTCTTACTCGCGTATCTAAATATCATTTGCGTTTTATCCTCTAGCTATAATTGAAACTTGATTTTTCTGTTTACCATGCGCCTTAAATAAAATGATTGAATTTCTATCTGGATCCGCGCACATTTTGCAGCTGGCGCACGTAACGTGCTCAGAATTTTCAGCTGGGCAAGGTATCAATCTAGTACTATCTTTTAATACTTTTGTCCGTCCGTCATGATCCAGGGGGACTAATGCCGTGGTCGGAATATTAAACTTTTGTTTATAGAATATTCCCTGGTCTAGATTGTTAGCCGATAGATTGACAGTGAATCCGCGTTTATTCGCGTATCTGATCGCGCGGATATTATGAGCGGCATGCTTATGCATCCAAACTGGATAGTGAGTATAAGTAAAACCGCGCGCGTCCTGGTTTGCGTCTATTAATTGGTGGAATTTCTCTCGGTCGATTTTGTCATTGGATCCTGGTAGATCCCCAGCTACATTATGACGCCAAATCTGCCCAGATCTTAATGATCTAATATTTCCCAGGAAATCTCCCCAGGACGAACCCCTAGTTCCCTGGTCTAACTTATCCCAGTTTGATTTGATGTAAGGGTGCGCCTTCGCATAACACCCGCCAGTTTTTAATGGGCATGAATCTGGGCAAGTGTCGGAACTACTGTTAGTTGTTGGAATTGGACCAGTTTTTATATTGGTCGATTGTTTTATAAATTGAGATCTCATTTTGCGTTTACCTCTATATAAATAGCGAAATTGCTATTAAATAGAGCACCCTGGAAGGTGCTCTATATGATAGCTACTCAGAATGCCGCGCGGATCTGGTCGTAGTTTTTAAACTCATTGGCTGAGATCTGCAGTAACCTATGAAGAGTTTCATTGCGGATCTGAATCGCGCCTTCTGGCGTGGATCCATAGACGCGCTGAATGGTGAATAATGCTTTTGTAATCTCCAGTCCCTTTTTATCACCCAGGATTTCAGCCAATAACCAAACCGCGTCTGTGTGATTGTTACAGTCTGTTAGGTCGCGAATATCTTTTAAATGCTGACTAGGAAAATATCTCATTATTTTTCCCCCTGGGCAGGATCACGAATTACTAACGAATTAACATAGTAATCAGTAGTTGATGATCGCCTTCTATGTAATTCGCAAGCTTCCATTGCGTGGGTGAAATACCAATAAAATGCTTTTATTTTATAAGTCTGTTTCATTCCCTGGTTTACTGATTCCAATAGAACGTATAAAGGATCTATATAGGGATCTTTATAACTATCATTATCTACCTGGAATCCTGCCTGGGCATTCTGGGCATCGATATGCGATTTATAAAATGCCGCGGATTTTTCTAGATCTGATCTATCAATAAAATATAACTGCATGCGTATTACCTCACTTTGTTAGATATCAGAATTGATATCACACTGAGCACTATTCAAAGTGCTCAGTCTGATCTCAACTATTATGGTGGTATGGTTTTTCTTCTATCCATAGATAATTGACTATGAAATTTTTCGCCTGGGGCGCTGTCTCGCAATTTATAACATCGCGAGCTTCTAAGGCTTTATTGATATACCAGTAGTAACTGTGGATTTTGTAGATATGGTCATCAATCAATTCCAGTAACACATAATTAGGATCATCGAATTCCAGCCCATCATCATGCACTGGTCGATCTCTCTCCTGGGATTTCAATAACTCCTGGCTTCCCTCTAATTCATTTCTTCGTATGTAATATGTTTGCATGCGTAACACCTCTAATAATGGATCCTGGACGCTACACCAGGATCCCAGTTTGATTTTAAGATTTAGATAACCAGGACCAATTCCCAGTAACAGATGAATACAGCGCCCGTTGTAGATCCTCTGCAGTATTTTTAAATGCTGCATTGATCTGTTCAGCATATCGATGGTCTGTTTTTAGACTCTCATATGCAAAATGATGGTAGCCAGTTTCACCAGCTGCGATTGATATATAAACATTATCAACTGGATGCATAACGACAAATCGTCTATCTGATATATTCATTTGCGTATTACCTCGAGTTATTGATCCAGGACCGATTCCAGGATCTATACCTAATATTCTAAGATATAACTATTAGGCATATCAAATGATATAGCGGCCCTGGTGCTATTATCTGTAATAAGTACCTATTGCCTTATATCTATCCTGGTCCAGGCGCATTTCCCAGGTAGGGCCCTATTTAGATCCTGGCGCGGATCCGCGGACCCTGGTAGCGCCTGAAATAGAGCTCCTAAATAATATCGTTAAAAATCAATAACTTAACATTTTCACGAGTTGAGAATTAATTCCGGTAATTAGTATTACCGGAAATAGTGGGCGTAATCTGGTTAATAATTGACCAAAAATTTCTCTCCTGGGCAGCTCCAGGAGGCCCGGGACCCCCCAAACCGGAGACTGTACATAATGGTAGCCTCACCCCCTCAAAAAAACGAAATCGTTCCACGTGAAACCAAATAGCTAATCCCATACGACTTCTGGTAATATCGTTTTATATGTCGGATCCTATCTAGGATTCTAAATATCCTAGGTAGGATTTAGATCGGATTTAGAACGGATTTAGAGCGGATGTATGGAAAAGTCTATTCGGGAATTAGTAGAAAAGCCCCCAAGGGTAAAGAAGCCTAAAGTTGATTCTGTTATTGCAAAAGCGCCAACAGGAAAAAGGCGTGGTAGACCTCCAGGTCAGTATGCTCAACAGTTAGCTTTGCAGGAATTGATGTACAACCATCCCGATAGGGAGAAGGTTGTACATGAAGTTTTTCGAGCTGCATTAGATGAGGAGCATAAGAATCAAGGTATTGCCTGGAAGCTTCTAATGGATCGTATGGCACCGATCTCAGGTTTTGAAAAGTTGAGAGGTACCAGTGCTATAGCAATTAATATAACGACTGTAGGCACTCCAGAGGTTACAGGAGAGATAATTGAAGGAGAGGATCTTGAAGAAGCTTAAAGAGATGCTAGAGGCTCATGAAGGCAAGAAAAGCCATGCATATCAAGATGTTGGAGGTAAATGGCATATTGGTATTGGAAGGAATATAGATCCTTCTGGATTAGGTTTAGCTGATGATGAGATTGAATATCTATTGGATAACGACATTGTCAGGGTCATGAGGGAGTTAGCTCATGCATTCCCTTGGTATTCGGAACTAGATGAAGTGAGAGCTGATGCTTTGATAATGATCGCGTTCAACTTAGGGTTGACGCGATTACGCAAGTTTGAAAAAGCTTTGGCTGCGATGGAAGAGGGTAACTACGTTTTAGCAAGAATTGAATTTATGGATAGCTTGTGGAGTAAGCAAGTGGGTCATAGAGCTGAAGTCTTATCAACGATGATAGAGACAGGACAATATCCTAATGAATGAGATAGCTACTGGTCCTGTTTCAGCTGTTCCTTTGGTGACAACACATGTTGATAGGACCAGGGAAATGGTTGAAGTTGAAAAGCCTGTCACTAAGGTAGTTGAAAAAGTGAAGGTGATTGACACCTATGATTTTCGAGGTGTGATTTCCACTAGGACTAATGAACATACGGTTAGTTGGTTGGTATGAGGAAAAAGTAATGCCGAAGAAGAAAAGAGTTAAGAAGCCTAAACCTTACTAATGGATCTGAATATATCGCTGTTACCTTGGCAGCAAAAGGTTTGGGATAACAAATCGAGGTTTAAGGTAGTAGCAGCAGGACGTAGAACAGGTAAGAGTCGTTTGGCTGCTTATCTGTTGATTGTTAATGCTCTGCAAGCAGATCGAGGTAATGTGTTTTATGTCGCACCTACCCAAGGGCAAGCCAGGGATATCATGTGGAATTCTCTGTTAGAACTGGGTCATGGCGTTATTGCTAGTTCGCATGTAAATAACATGACGATTAAGTTAGCGAATGGTGCAACTATCAGCCTCAAGGGTGCTGACAGACCAGAGACTATGCGAGGTGTAAGTTTAAAGTATCTGGTCATGGATGAATTTGCAGACATGAAACCTGAAACGTGGGAGCTGGTATTAAGACCAGCTCTCACGGATCTCAAGGGTAGTGCTTTGTTTATAGGAACTCCGATTGGTCGTAATCATTTTTATGATTTATACCTTTGGGCAAAAAAAGAGAGTGATCCTGATTGGGATGGTTTTCACTTTACCAGTTACGACAATTCATTATTGGATAAGAATGAAATTGATGCAGCCAAAAGATCCATGTCCAGCTACGCCTTCAGGCAAGAGTTTATGGCAAGCTTTGAAGCACGTGGTTCAGAGATGTTTAAGGAAGATTGGATTAAATACGAATCCGAAGAGCCAGCAGATGGCGATTACTACATCAGCGTTGACTTGGCTGGATTCGCGGAAGCAGGAAAAAGTAAAAGAAAATCCAAAAACCTAGATAACACGGCTATTGCTGTAGTGAAGGTGAATCAGGAAGGCTGGTGGGTAAAACAGATTATACATGGTCGTTGGGATCTTAATGAAACGGCTAACAAGATTTTTGAAGCAGTAAAACATCATGAACCTTTGTCGGTAGGAATCGAGAGAGGTATTGCTAAACAAGCAGTCATGTCACCTTTGAGTGATGTGATGCGAAGGAACAATCGTTATTTCCGTGTGGAAGAGTTAACACACGGAAATAAAAACAAGACAGATCGTATTATGTGGGCCCTTCAAGGAAGATTTGAAAATGGTGCAATAAAGATCTGTCCTGGGGAATGGAATGAAGTGTTTTTAGATGAGCTGTTTCAGTTCCCAGATCCACTGACACATGATGATACGGTGGACGCATTGGCTTATATCGATCAATTGGCCCAGGTGAGTTACTGGGATGACTATGAATTAGATGACCACGAATACGTGGATACCTTAGTGGGGTATTAACATGGCAGAGGAATTAGAAGGTTTAACTGAAGAAGAGTTTAGCAGTATAGACAGTTGGGTGATTGCCCAGGTAGATGATTGGAATGATCACTACCGTCAAAACTATGAAAAAGCATTTGAAGAATATTATCGCTTATGGAGAGGCATCTGGGCCGAAGAGGACAAAACTCGACAGTCTGAGCGTAGCACCCTAATCTCTCCCGCTCTCCAACAGGCTGTGGAGTCCTCGGTCGCTGAGATCGAGGAAGCCACCTTTGGTCGAGGTGCCTTCTTCAACATACGCGATGATATTAAATTTCCTGACTCGGAACCGACTTCACCTGAAGAAGCGCAGCTGTTGCAAGCTAAAGCAGACCAGTTAAATCAGGAAAAACTGAAGATTCAGTATTTACGAGATAAATTAAGTGAGAATTTTAATAAGGCAAAAATCCGCAAGGCAGTAGGAGAATGTCTATTAAATTCAGCAGTTTATGGTACTGGTATCGCTGAAATTGTGGTTGATGTAATGAACGATGTAAAACCGTCTGAACAAGTTGTTGATGGAATGACAATGCAAGGTGTTGAGAATGATGAAAAAACCATCGTTAAACTGCGTCCAATACAACCACAAAATTTTAAGATAGATCCTTTAGCTTCCAGTATTGAAGATTCGTTGGGAGTAGCAATTGATGAATTCGTATCTCCGCACAAGATAACGCAACTGCAAGAACAGGGCGTTTATCTTAATGTGCCTGTTGGTATGGATCCCTATGAAAGTGACAATATTGAAAAGGATCCGACACTTATTGATCAACCTGACGATAAGGTCAGGTTGACCAAATACTTTGGTTTAGTGCCAAAACATCTACTTGATAAATTTAACGGCCTTGGTCTTATTGAAGATGAAATAACCAAAGCAATTGAAGAAGAATACAAAAAAGAAGAAGACATTGTAGATGTTGAAGCTGAAATAATACCTGGAAATTATTATGTAGAAGCAATGGTCATCATTGCTAACAGATCAGTGGTCCTAAAAGCGCAAGAAAACCCCTATTACATGAAGGACAGGCCAGTTATCGCTTTTCAATGGGATATAGTACCAAATCGTTTTTGGGGCCGTGGAGTCTGCGAAAAGGGCTATTCTTCACAAAAAGCATTAGATGCTGAGTTACGAGCAAGGATAGATGCTTTGGCGTTAACTAATGCTCCGATGATGGCGATGGATAGTACAAGAATGCCTAGAGGTGCCAGACCTGAGATACGACCAGGGAGAATCTTGTTAACCAATGGTGACCCAAGGGAGGTATTACAGCCTTTCAATTTTGGTCAGGTTTCACAAATCACGTTTGCGCAAGCAGAATCACTTCAAAGATTAGTACAAACCGCAACTGGCGCTATTGATAGTGCTGGGATACCTGGGTCCATCAATGGTGAAGCTACTGCGGCAGGAATTAGTATGTCGCTTGGCGCTATTATAAAGCGCCATAAGCGAACATTGGTTAACTTCCAAGAATCATTTTTGATTCCAATGGTTAGAATGAGTGCTCATCGTTACATGCAGTTTGATCCTGAACGCTACCCAGTAAACGATTATCAGTTTGAAGTACAAAGTAGCCTGGGAATAGTGGCTAGAGAGTACGAAGTTAGCCAATTAGTGCAGTTATTGCAGACTATGGGCAACGATACCCCTGTTTATGGTCTGTTAATCAAAGCAATTATCGAAAATATGCAACTGGCGAACCGTGAAGAGCTTATAAAACGCATTGATGATGCTCAAAAGCCAAATCCAGAGGCTGAAGAGATGCGTCAAGCGATGCAACAAGCCGAATTGGCAGTACAACAGGCGCAGATCAACGTACTCAATGGTCAGGCTAATGAATTTAACACCAGATCTATGAAATACGAGGCTGAAACGGCTGCTATACCGCTTGAGGTCGAAAATGACCGTATTAAGGCTAATGCACAGCTTCAAAGAGCTGATGGTGAACTATCTGCAGACGATAAACGCATCATTGAGACTTCTAAATTAGAAATTCAAGAGCGTAAAGTCGGCACAGAACAAGCAAAATTGTTCGCCAATAGACAGTAGTAATTGTCATATAGTATGATAGGATTAGTAATACACTATATATTGATATAGCTGCGTATGGATCTAGAAACCGAGAAGTACCAGGAAGCGATGTTTGCGCTATTTCGCTCAAAGGGATGGAAATATCTTGTCGAGGATCTAGAGAAAGAGCAGAAAATTGCTGAAGAGCTTAGAACGTGTCGGGATAACAACGATCTCAAATTTAGGCAAGGACAGTTAGACATCATTGCCCTGATACTGAATAAGCCAGCCGAAGTCGAAAGGATTGGAACGGATGAGGAGAATTTACGATTTCAAATGTCCTAAAGATGGGCATTTGTTTGAAAAATTTGTTGATTCTGATGTTCATAGTCTTCCTTGTAAACTCTGTAACAAGGTAGCGACTCGGATTGTTTCTTTTGCAGGACCAGTGCTAGATCCGATTTCGGGAGATTTCCCAAGCGCAACTCGGAGATGGTCATTGAACAGGCAAGAGAAAATAAAAGCGGAGCGCAAGGCAGCCGATTCCCACGGTCTTGCGTAAACCAAGGTAGCCCATAGGGTCTTGAATATTTGAGGGAAAGTTATGGCTGAGTTATTAGATCAAGAGAAGGAGTCCGAACCAGATAGTAAAAATGTGGAGGAGGCTTTAACACCACCACCACAAGAGCAGCAACAGAAACAGGCAGAAAAGCCTGTTTCCAAGTATGCCGAAAAGTCGCGTGAAGACTTAGAAAAAATGTTAGCTGATCAAGAAATGATGATTGGCAGACAATCTGAGGAAGTACGTGATGCCAGGGTACAACTTGAAGCCGTAAAGGCTGCTGATCAATATCTGCAAGGGCAGCTCCCTCCAAAATCCGAAGCAAAGCCAGAAAAGAAGCTTGATTATTTTGGTGACCCTGAAAAGGCCATAAAGAGTACGATACAGTCTGCTCCAGAGCTGCAAGCAATGAAGCAGGAAGTAGAGAACTTGAGGCTAGAGAACATTAAACGAGAACTGAGTGCAGCGCACCCAGATTTTAAAGATGTTCTTAGTAGCAATGAGTTTGGCAATTGGGTTGCTGCGTCACCAGTACGCACAAAAAGCTTCCAGGCAATGAATGCTGATTTTGATGTTGAAATTGCTAAAGAGCTTATTGGGGCCTACAAGGCGACAACGCAACAACCAGCCGAACCCACTGCGGATCGTAAAGAGTCTGTTCTTGCTGCATCCAGCGGCAACATTACAGGTAGCTCAGAGAAAACGACAGGTAAGAAAGTTAGGGCATCAGATTTAAGAGAGCTTATGACGAGTAACCCTGATCGCTACAATGAGCTTTATCCTGAGATTTTAAAAGCTTATCAAGAAGGAAGGGTTATAAATAACTAACTTTCTTTGAGGTTTTAAGCTAATGGCTACTTCTGTATATCCTTTGCAAGGTGGTGCGAGTACGCAAACCACTTTAGCAACATTTATCCCTGAAATTTGGAGCAATGAAGTCAAAGCGGCCTATATGTGCCGTTTGGTAGTTGCTGGACTTGTCAAAAACATGAGCATGGTAGGAAAGAAGGGTGACACCATCCATATTCCTGCTCCTAGTCGCGGATCCGTGACAGCAAAAGCCTCTGGCACCGCTGTGACGATTCAAGCCGACACTGCTGGCGAAGTGCAAGTCGCTATTGATAAGCACTATGAATATTCTCGTTTAGTAGAAGATATTGCGGCTATGCAAGCACTTGCTAGTCAGCGTTCCTTCTATGTTGAGGATGCTGGTTATGCTCTAGCAAAACAGATCGATACCGATCTTCACGAAGTTGGTAAATACTTTGGTGATGCCACTAACGATTGGGTTGGATCTTCCTCCTGGTATTGTGATGCATCAGGTGGTTTGACTGCTTATGCAACTGACACAGTTGCTCCTGCAGACGTATTTACCGATGCATGTTTTAGAGATCTAATTCAAAAGCAAGATGACCTAGATGTGCCTTACGACAATCGTGCGTTTGTCATACCACCTAGTCTGAAAAATGCCATTATGGGCGTTGATCGCTATGTGTCATCAGACTTTGTTTCTGGTCGAGCTGTTGAAAATGCAAAAATTGGTGAGCTTTATGGCATCCCAATTTATGTATCAACTAATTGCCCAGTTGTTGAGGCAGCTGCAGATAACTCCGCTAACACTGGAGATGTCAAACAAGCAATGTTGATTCATAGAGATACTATGATTCTTGCTATGCAGCAAAATGTGAGATCACAAACACAGTATAAGCAAGAATGGTTAGCTAACCTCGTTACCTCAGATGCGGTATATGGCGTTAAGGCTTACCAAAATACTGGTGGTTTCAATCTGATCGTTAACGCATAAATCTCCCCCTTTTCTATGCGTGGGGGATCTTAGGATCCCCCGATCTTTAAATTAGGGAGTATTTTATGACCACGATCATTACAAAGTTTTCGACAACAGCGTCAAGTATCCCTACGTCTAGCGATTTAGTAACAGGTGAACTCGCTGTTAATGTCGCTGACAAAAGATTATTTACTGAAGATAACTCTGCGACTGTCGTAGAGCTTGGTACGAACCCAAGCTCATTAACGACAGGCGCTCTCACAGCTACAGGCGTAGTAACAGCTAATAACAGTTTTCTTTCGTCAAATGTCACGGTTACTGGCGGCACAGTTAATGGTGTGGTTATAGGTGGTGCAAGCGCACAAGCTATTACCGGAACAGTAATTACCGCAAGCACTAACTTTGTTGGTGCATTAACCGGAGATACAACAGGAACGCACAACGGTCCAGTTTCCGGTGTGGTCACTGGATCGTTATCAGGTAATGTGACAAGCTCATCTGGCACGACTACGCTACACGATCTGGTAATCAACGGTAGTGTAGATTTTAACGCAGCAGAGTTAACAGACATAGCTGACCCGACAGCTAGTACATCAGCCGCGACAAAAGGGTGGGTCGATACACAAATAAGCAATCTTGTTGGTGGTGCTCCAGCAGCACTTGATACACTAAACGAGCTTGCAGCAGCTTTAAATGATGATGCAGCGTTTAACACGACAGTAACGAATTCAATAGCAACAAAATTACCTCTTGCTGGTGGCACGATGTCGGGTGCTATCGCAATGGGAAGTAATAAAATTACAGGATTAACAGATGGCTCTGCTTCTGGCGATGCAGTAACTAAAGGCCAACTCGATGTAATGATGCCTCTTGCTGGTGGCACTTTTAGCGGCAATGTTACTCTAGGATCAAACTCGATAACTTCTACAGCAACACCTGGAACAGCAGATACTTTAACCAGGAAGGGTTATGTCGATGGAATTTTAGGTTCTGCCACTGATGCGGCCACATCAGCCGCAGCAGCGGCAACCAGCGAATCTAATGCAGCGGCTTCTGCTGCATCCGTAAGCGGTTCTGTTTCAGCCGCCCAAACTGCGGCCACTACAGCCGAAACTCACTTAGACACTTTTCAGGATCAATATCTGGGATCAGTTAGCAGCGATCCAACAACCGATTTAGATGGTGATCCATTAGCTAGTGGAACTCTAGCGTTCTTAACAACAACAAATCAGTTAAGAGTTTATAACGGCAGCGGTTGGCAAGACGCTGGATCAGCAGTTAATGGCACTTCTTCAAGAGATACCTATACAGCAACAGCTAACCAAACCACTTTTAATGTTACAGGTGGTTATGATGCTACCTATCTTGATTTGTACTTAAACGGCATAAAGATGGTTGATGGTACAGATTTCACAGCGACAAATGGCACTTCTGTTGTGCTCACACATGGGGCTGCTGCTGGTGACATTGTTGATATTGTTGCTTATGGCACTTTCACATTGCTCAACGAAATTGGAAATACCGATGGTGGTTTTGCAAATTCAACTTATACCACCGCTCAAAATATAGACGGAGGGACAGCAAGTGGCTGATCGAATACAGATTAGACGAGATACAGCAGCGAATTGGACAAGCGCAAACCCAACATTAACGCAAGGTGAATTAGGCTTAGAAACGGATACAGGTAAGCTAAAAGCTGGTGATGGATCGACAGCATGGACATCACTTAGCTATTACACACTGGGAACAACTGGCGCAGCGATGTATTCCGATGCGACTGCAAATTTCACTGGTGACTTGCAGAAAAGTGGTGTCAGTGTTCCAGCTTACTCAGACACAACCGCTAACTTCACTGGTGACCTTCAAAAGTCCGGTGTACCTGTAGCGGCTGATGCAAACCTTAACAGCTTTATAAGTGCGGTTGACCTCCCTACGGCAGATGGCTCGGCTGACCAGATTTTAAAAACTGATGGCTCGGGTA